ATTTGGGGCCTCTCTCCTTAGTAAATTGACCCAATACAAAGCTATTTATGACATATATCAATTTCGCCTGGTGAAATTTTTGTATCACCATTCTCCATTGTCAAACCAAACACGAATAGTGATAGGTAATAATTCAATTAATACGGCATCTTGTTCCCACGCCTCATTAGTTTTATTATAGGAATATGAAATCCTCCAATGAAACGGATTTAATTTCAATGTAATATTACAACCAGAATATCTTAACCAATCCATGGTAACCCTAATTGATTTTTAACAAATTTGTCCCTCATCATATCAGGTATGGTTAGATATGGTTCTTCCAACAGAAATGGACAAGGAAGCCATTGTGGTGATTCACCCCACCTATTTTCTTCTAGGAATTGTTTCAATAAAGCAATATCATTTTTATGTGTTGGATTAAAAGGACGTTTGCAATTTGTTAATAATTGGTGTTGTGTTAGAAAACTCATTTCAAAAACTCCAAATTATCTTTTCGCATATAGTGAATTACCTGTGTGTCACCAGTAGGCACGCTTTTAACCACAGGAATAAAAGTAATACCTTCAATCTCATTAGTTGCCCAATTTGAATAGGTATAATAGATGTCTTGATTCGTTTTTGAACGAACCTTTTTGAGGACGGCTTTACCGCCAGTATGACCAGGTCTTGGTTTAGTTTTGTTCCAGTTTTTCATGATATAATTATAACTCAAAAGGAGGGGGCTGTCAAGAGCCCCCTGTATTATCTACCGTTTGGGTAGTTCAATTGTTCCCATTCCTCATCGGATACAGGCCACCAATTATTCATCTTTCGATTTTACGGTAATCTTCTTTACCGCATCTTGAACTTTTACCATGTTCTCCAACCAAACTTTAAGCATACCATTTGTAATTTCGGCATCTTTAATTTCTACCTTATCGGCAAGAGTAAAGGCACGATTGAAATTACGGTTAGCAATACCTTTGTAGATATAGTTATCTTTATCATCGGAATTGTCAACCACAGCGCCTTTGATTACCAACTTATTACCTTCTAAGGTAACTTCAATATCAGTTTTAGTAAAGCCAGCAACCGCCATTTCAATGACATACTTGTTGTCTTTTACTTGTTTGATATTGTATGGGGGATAAGCAGGTGTTGCCTTGGCAACTGTTTCAGACACATCACGGATTTGGTTCAATACATCATCGAAGCCGACTGAGAAAGGATCCAAAGATTTGGATAATGTAGCCCATTGTGGGAATAATAGATTTGTGCTTGTCATAGATTTCTCCTTAATTAAGCGAGTTAGTCAATAAAACTGTGGCCTCAAATGAGCACCACACCATAAGTATACTAGTATTTATACTAGTTTGTCAATAAGCACCTGGTTTTTTACCAATATTATATTTGGGAGTTAATTCCCAATCGTCTTTTTCTTTGTGGGAAAGTATCTTAATTTGCGATAGGAAGATAGGAGGAGGTTCCTCAATCTGTTTGGTATTAACAATCTTTACCAGTCCCCAGTCGGATAAGAGTTTGGCAATGGCATTCCTACGAGATAAGTCATTTTCGGAAATGTCAGTTGGCTTACCATCCAAAGCAAAGAGCTCTTTGAAATGTACGATATAATACTTACCTTGCTTATGTAGAATATGGCAAGATTGATACAGTATTCTGTCTTTTTTAGAAGCTACACCAATGCGTGTTAATGTTTCACGAACTTTTAAAAAATCATCTTTTTCACTTAGTGTAACTTCAACTAAATCAATAATTGAAATCATTACCTGTTCACTCCGCCTTTATCTGTTTTTATTATTATTTCAGCGATTTGTTCTTCAGTAAGAATCCGTAAAGCTTCTTTAGCTTTCTCATTGGAGTAACCAAAGTATGTTTTAACGGCTTCTATATTTTTATCAATCGATGTTTTCTGCCAAGGTTGGAATTTCCTTTTCATCGACCTTATTGTATTTAGATAAAACTGGTACTGCATATCTTTATCCATGCCAGGACTCAGATTTAACTCATTGGCATACAGTACACAGTCTTGGTGGAATGACAAGGCACGGTTAACCACAAACGGAACATAGTCTTTATAGTCTAGTTCATCTTTAAAAGGATTCTTTTTAGTTTGTAGTATTGATGGTACAATCTCTTTGAATAAATCAGGCATTTTTCAGTTTCTCAACGGCATTGGCCAAAGCATCATCAACGTGCTGAATTGGAAATACTCTATTTAATTTATCAACATTCATGTTACAATTCGACCTTGGTGCATTTGTGGCTGCACTAAATTCTTCTTCTGTAAACCATTCTTTAGTTAGACCCATAGCGTCTGAACATTCTCTAGTAGTTTTGGTGCCAGCATTACCTACATTATAAATTCCTGGTTTAGGTAAATTTATGGCAAAGAATACTGCTGTAGCAGCAACATCATTAATATAACTTAAACTGTTTTCAAAGTCAATCAATTTATTATACTTAACCAATTTTGTTAGATAGTTTTTAGGATTGTGTTCGTCACCAAAAGGCAAACGAATACGCAACAGATAAGATTTATTCATGTATGGCATTAATAGTTCTTGAGCAAGTGCTTTTGATCCACTATAAAATGACCCATTATTGAAATCGAAATTCGGTGGATCTTCTTCAGTCCAACCACCATCTTTGTAACCTGTATATACACAACCACTACTGATGTGTATAATAGGAGTATGACGATTATTCAATTCTAATTTTAAAGGCCAAATTACATTACCATCAATACATTCTTGTTTTTTAATTTCACAGGTGTCGACATTAGGAAATCCAGTATAACCAGCGGCATTAATAATAACTGTTGTATCGAATGAGATTTCATCTGAATGAGAAATCCACTCATAGTCAAAGCCTTGTTCAAGTTTTTGTTTTTCTAATTCTTTTTGAATGTGTTGGCCAACATAACCATGTCCAATTAATGTAATCATTTTCTTTCCTTATTTAAATTCACAATCAACCATAACCTCAGTCAAACAAGCGACCATATTAATTTCATGGTCGGCCACGAATGCTGATTGATATTGATATTTAGATAGGTGTAGGACTAATTGCGGAACCGAATTGGCTTTAAGAACTTCGTATAGTCCATCATAAAGTTTACGATAAATCTTTACGGGGTCATTATCAAGATTGTTAGTGACCCATTTACGAACCGAAGCAAAGTCTTTATCTTTTAACGCTGAAACCAAAGGTCCAAGTTGTACATCAACAACAGAGGCAGCAATACCAGCATCGATAGTTCCAGATACGGCATAACGCTGCAACTCATTAAGAATCCTACGATTGTCTGGAAAGTGTTTTGTAATAACTGCTGCAACGGCATCTTTCGAATATGTGACACCCTCTTGTTCAAGTATCCACTCAACTCTTTTAAAGAACTGTGCAGCCATTGCTTGTTTAGAACCGTTGATTTTAAAATCAATGACAGAGCAACGAGAGTGGATTGGGTCAATGATGCGATTTTTAAAATTACAGGTGAATATGAATGAACAGTTTGAAGAAAACTCCTCAATTGCACCACGCATTGCTGGTTGAGTTGAATTAGGATTAAGATAGTCGGCTTCATCAATGATAACGACCTTTCTTCCACCCGATAGAGAAACTGATGAAGCATAGTTTTTAATTTTAGTGCGCAAGACATCAATACCAGATTCATCGGAACCATTGATGACAATATAATCACAACCAACTTCTTCACAGAGTGCCTTTGCGATTGTAGTTTTGCCAACACCAGCCGAACCCGATAATAATAAATTTGGTATTTCTTTTCTAGCGACATACTCTAAGAATGTGGATTTGATTGCATCCGGTAGGATACAATCTTCCACTTTGGATGGTCGATACTTCTCGACCCATAATAGATGATTCATTCAATACTCCCATAATAAAATTAATACTCAATTACACCTTGCTGAATTTGGATTCAGATGCAATCCAATATTCAATATCATCTTTGCTATTTTTGAAATGTGTAATGCCTTTAAATGAAACTTGCACATCATAATGACCTGGAATCATTTTAATATTTGTTGCACTAAACACAATCTTAAATGGTTTGCCATTAGGCCATCTGCCTTCACTAATTTCAATTGAGTTGGTGTGTGCTGAATCATCTTCAGCATCAAAAGTAATTAACTCAGCTTTAGTGCCATCAGATTGAATTGCAATATGTGGTGAAGAAAGTACTCTAGAGGTATCTAAGAGCCATTTGTAATCTTCTTCATTCAAGGTAAATTGGCAATCAACATTGCCAATGTTTAAATCTTTTTCTGGCGGAACCGTAATCATTGATTTATCGGTTTTACGATAAGCCATTTTTTTACGACCAGATTTAAAAATAACATTTGAGGCATCAAAGTCCAATTCAGCAGAATCTTTAAATAAAGAATTTACTGATAGAAATTGATTCAAATCATAGATACAAAAATCTTCTGGAACTTCGTCTTTGATTCCGGCCTTGGCCAGGACTGACTTACCACCAGACATAGTTTTAAGTTCTTTACCTTTTTTGAATTGAATGCCTTGGTTAATTGAGGCAAAGTTTTTCAAAACATTAAGTGTTTCAGTTGATAGCTTCATTTTACTTCTCCATTATTTAAAAAATCAATTGTATCATGTTCATACAAAAACATCAAGCAGCACAGCGCATGTGCTAAGTGATTCTTACCAGTTTCTTGGTCATCTTGTTCGCCAGATTTCCAAGCCCAAAGATGCCTTTGCATGGCATCAAAGTATCTACGCTTGGCATCAGGAACTTTTTTCCAATTATCTGGTTCATACTTCTCTGCACCAAAAGTAAGAATTTCTACTGTTGCCTTTAGTGCGTTTGGTGGTACCAAACCATATTGTAATTTACCGCCATCAAACTTACGACCACCTGTGGTGGCCGTTTGTGATGCTTTAACTATATCTTGTACAGCAGCATCTTCGTAACCTGGATGATAAGGTGCTTCTTTAACAAGTTGGCCACGATGAGAACCATAAGTTTTCATGAGGTCTTTTGTGCCGTAAGTTTTCATTCTGTGTTCCTTTAACCAATCTTCTGGTGGTTCATGTACCGTATTTTCACCGTTAGGTGTACGCATTACATTTCTCCAACAAAATTAGCAACTGCAGGCATATCTCCTTGGAAATGATAAGTGCCAATGTGTGCTGTTTTCATCCAAGGACACAACCAAATTTTACCACCAATGTTACGCCAGTATTGGCAGAACATATAATCTTCTGATAGATAACGATGTGATGCGCCTGCTTCCATGTCTAATAATTTTTTAAATCCATCTTTAACATCTTTACCTTCAGCTGCTTCTTTCATTAAAGAATGTACATGGTCAAAAGGATAACCGTTATCAATAACAGTATCAAAGTAGGCATGAATGTAACGTGAACCATCAAAGTTTGCCTGACCAACATGGTCTGGTTTGTAACGGAATTCAGGATATGCTTTTTCCCATTTCGCAAACACTTCACGTTTAATCATCATGAAGCCGGTACCAATTTCCATAACTTCTAGTGGTTCTGTAACTTGAAATTGTGCCGTGCCTTTAACTGGATTAAACACATAATCACCAGTAACTTTTTCAAGCATACCCGGTTCTAAACCAGGATTCTTTTCAATGGCACGCTTAACTGCACGCCACTTGATTGCTTTTTTAGGATAAGGACCACCAGCAACATCTTTGTCTAGTGCCAACAAAGCAATTACATCTTGTGGATTAAAATGAATATCGGAATCGATGAACAACATATGTGTACAATCGGAACGATTAATAAACTCGTCAACCAAATAGTTGCGAGCTCTAGTAATTAGGGACTCATTAAACAAAAATGAGAATTTGACTTGTATGCCATACTGCATACACATACCTTGTAAATCAAGGCACGCTTTCATATACAGGCCGTGATTTTGGCCACCATACATCGGTGTCGCTACGAATAACCGTTTATTTTGTAAATCTTCTTTTTTAATTGATATTTCCATTTGGACTCCGATAATATTAAAAAAGGGGACCTAAGTCCCCCACACAGATTAGGCTAGTGAATAACCTGATTTGATAGCTGCACGAACTAAAGCCTTAGTTGGCTTGCCCATGCGATAGAAAGCAACTTTCTTACCATCTACAACTTTTTTGTTTGTGTAGATTACATGGCCTTCTTGACGGAGTTCGTCAATGCGGGCGGTAACATTGGTAATGCCGAAACGGCGTTGTGCTTGTTTGACAGTAAAAGTGTTGTAACCTGAAGGTTGTTGTAAGGCGTTCAACATCTTTTCTTTAGCAGATAAATTGCTCATTGTAATACTCCATAGTAAAGTTAAAAAATCCTTGCCTTAAGCAAGT